AGTGGACAATATAAATTATGAGCTTGATGTGCTGGTGGATATTCTTCATATTGTAGACCTAATTCAAGAGCATATTTTTTAGCGTAATAATCAGCTCCTTGTTTACACCCACCACTAACTATTATAGTATCATTACCTTTATCATTTTTTAACTTAAAGATAAACTCTTTTATTTTCTTTCGGTTCTCGTATTTACGACTACCTACTATTCCTACCTTTAAAGGATTTTCCCCCATTTACAATGCTCCGTATCATAAAATTCACAGAACTTACAAGCTTTACCTGGTTTCGCGGCATAAGTTCTTTCTAATAAATAGTTTCCACTATCATCGAATACGCCGGTTCTAAACTCATCAAACTTTTGCATCGTCTTATTGATACTTGGAACTCCGTTTGCTGGTTCAAACTTCTGTAGTCTTGTAATTAGAAAATCAGAATTTTTAGCTATTTTTCTTTTTAAAATTAAAAACATTACATCTATCTTATCTAACGGAATATCAAATAATTCAGAGTAATATTTTTTGTAAAGTAGTAACTGAGATTTCTTATTAAAATCTTTTTTCTGAAAGTCTGTCCAACCACGAGTGGCAGTTTTAAGGTCAATGATAACTACTCTACCAGATATTTTATTTCTTAATACAACATCTAAGTATCCCATTACATCAACACCTTCTTGAACACCTTTGACAATTGGAACTTCCACTCCAACCAACTCCCAATTCTGTTTCATAAAGTATTTATTACGATATTTTCTAAAGTGTTGTAATATAGCAATACCATCTTGATAAAACTCCATCATCTCGTCTTGGGTACAAGGTAATACATTTTGACCTTCTTTTATTTTGGTAAACTCTGTTACCATCTCTTCTTTCAATCGAGACTCCATGTCAAGTTTGTCAGCAGCAACAATAGACTTGTTGTACATCACCGACAGATATTCTTGTATTACCGTATGCATCGCCGAACCAAAGAGAGTATGTATGTTACCAACAAAAGTTCCTAACTTGTCTATATAACGAAGTTTCCATTTAAGGTTACAATCGTTATAAGTGGTAAACTGACTATGTGATATATGTGCCACTAAATAATCTCGTCAATCATTCCATATTCCAAACAAGTTTTAGCATCCCACATTAAGTCGTGTTTTAGTATTTCGTCAAGTTTCTTCATAGGAATCTTGGTGTATTGTTTGTAAATATTCTTTATGTTCTT